AATTACGTGAAGAAAACCTGTAGTTGATGAATCAAGATAGGCTTTTCTGGAAACGGCGTGATATTCTTTATCTTTAAGTTTTGAGAATATAGCTGGGCTTCCGTCACATAATTCTGAACAAAATGCGGTAAATTTTTGAACATATTCGCATTTTGGTATTAATTCTATAACATTTGGGTAAAAATTACGATTAAAATCGTTATCTAATCCAGCACAAATTACTTTTTTATTAAATTTATCGGCTATGGCTGGAACAATTGTTAATGAATCTTTAAAATAATGAAGATCATCAATGGCAATAATATCCGCGGCAGTAAAAATAGGATTATCTAATATTTCCTCGAGAAGAACGGTAAAGATTATCTGAGCTTTGTAGAAAACTGGAGAATCATTGGTTTTTTCAGAAGGAAGAATTAGACATATTTTTTTCTGCATAACTCTATGGCGGTTAATTTGGCGAATAAGTTCTGTTGTTTTCCCTGCATAACAGGGTCCTATTAGAAGGGTAATATTGCCAGATTTCATTTTTCTAAATATATTTGTTAATTTATTTTAAGTAATTAAACTTTCAATTTTTGAGAAATCATAATTAGCTTAAAGACATTTTATAATAAAGAGTTAAATTAATGCCTACCACTAAGAAAACACCAGCTAAACCATCTGTTTCTATAAAAACAGAGGAGGTTAAGAAAGAGCCTCCTCCAGTAATTGAAATTCCTGAAAAAACGGATGACAAATCTGTTAGTGAAGAATCTGAATCTGATGTTGAATCAGTTGAACAAAATAATCCAAAAAAACGCGGTCGTAAGCCAAAAAGTAAAACTACAGAAGTTATGGATACATCTAAGCAAATCGTTCCAAAGAAGAGAGGTCGTCGTCCCAAGGATAAGACTTATACTATAATTAGTAATTATAAGGAAGTTCCTAATGATGTTGAGGAGGATAATATTATATTGCACTTGCCAGTAGAGAATGAGATACAGGAAACTTCTAATGAGAATGATAGTAGAATACAGACAGATGGAGTATTTAAGTATGACCCAAATTTATGTGAGCCGTTACCTTATGAGCCTATGGATTCGATGAGAAGTGGGTATGCTTTGATAAGTGATAAGATGCAGGAGAAGTTGAGTGAGTTGAATGAGTATGAGGATGAGTCAAAGAGTGGTGAGAAGATTGTTACAAAATTTGAGGAGAAGCAGGATGTAGTTAGTTTAAAGTGTGGAGGGGATGAGTGTTTTGTGAGGGATATAGGTTTTGAGGAGGATAATAAGGATTATTTCAAGGTTTTAAAGAAGGCTAAAATATTGAAGTTGATGGCTACAGAAGATGGTAAGAAGGAATGGGATTTAAGTTCAGATAGTTGTTGTTTTTATTGCACAGAAAAATTTCAGACGGTTCCAGTTGGAATTCCGGTGAGATATTTTAGGAATAAGTTTCATTGTAGGGATGTATTTTGTTCATTTAATTGTGCAGCGGCTTATATTTTTGCTGGATATGATATGAGATATAATTTTAAGAAGTGGGAGTATTATTCATTGTTATGTTTGTTGGCGAGCTTGGTGAAGAAGGAGATTGAGGGAGAGAGATTGAAGAATAATGAGATTGATGGAATTGATAAGAAGAGTTTATCAATTAAGGTGAAAGTTGCAGAGGACAGAAATTTGTTGAAGAAATTTGGTGGGCCATTATCTATTGAACAATTTAGAAAAAATTTTTATGTATTGGACAGTCAGTATAGTTTGTTATATCCGCCGTTATCTTGTATGTATCCGCAGGCTGAGGTGGCGCATTATGTTAATGTTCATAGACAGAAGGCGTTGATATTGAATAATGATAGTAAGTATAGTTTGGGAGAGAATAGGGTATCGGTTAATGATTTGAGGTTGAGGAGGGATAAGCCGTTGATACAGAAGAAGAATACGTTGGAGGAGTATATGTCATTAAAAATAAGTTAAAGATAATTTTCTAAGTATTATTACTGGAATGGGTAAGACGATATATGCGGAATTGGATGAGATTACTTTTAATAGAATCAGGAGTGCAAAGAATGCGAATGGTATGATTGATGAGAAGAAGTTTTTTAGGAAGTTAAATGAGGGTGATTCGATAGTATTTTCGTGTAGAGGTAAGAAGATAGAGGCATATTTAAAGAAGATTAAGATTGTGGATTCGATTGGAGAGTATTTGAAGGGGCAGAGTGAGATTGGAGTATTGGAGATAAATAGTAAGAGTCCGGTTAAGTTATTATCATTGATGAATAATATAAATGGTGATAAGGTGGAGGGAAAGAAGCTGAGAATTTATGAGGTGGATTATCATCCTTATGGTGAGGATGATGAGGGTAATGAGGGAGGAAATGATAATGAGGATGTGAATAGAGGGGGTATATCTAAGATATTTGAGGCATTGATTGCAAATTCATTGAATAGTGGGAATATTTTTAGGGGAGATGATGATGAGTTTTAATTGTATAGATATTTGACTACATCTCTATCTACTTCTTGAACTTCTACTATATTATCATCTTGTATGGGTTTTTTGATTGTTATACCTTTGGATCTTCTTGGGAACATTTGAGAGATTTTTCCGATTTTAGATACTTGAAATTCACCGAAATGTTCTTTATCTTCTTTTTTTAATATTAATACAAGAAATATTAAATTTGCTAAAATTAATAAGGATATTACTAATAATTCATCCATTAAATTATTAGTAGAAAAATTTTTTATTGATGCGCACACTGAACAGGATTGGGATTATTTTCATTATCATCCTCTTCATCACTTTCATCATCATCTTGTTGGACTAAAGTATGCACACTATTTTTATCAATTTTACTAAAATCTACATCATTATACTTCTCACAAATTTTATCCATCAACTTCACAAAATCCTTCTTATTCTTATCCGGTATCTCTTCCGGTAACTCCAAATCAAATCTTATACGAAAATCTGCTCCATTAATACCATAACCTGGTATCACATACACCTTATCACAATCAATTTTACCATAATAAGAAAAATATAGCAATTGATTTCCAAAATATTTTATTGCCCTCTCCACCCCATAATAATACTCCTTTAAATTAATATTCATACTCATCTCCAAATTATTATCCTCTCCACGCTCAAACTCATACTTCCTCCCCTCCTCCTCCTCTTCCTCAGGTTCCTCTTCCTCAGCCTCTACCTCCTCCTCCGTCTCCCATGACTCATCAGAATCCTCATTAGTACAAGAACTTACAGTCCTACTATGAAAACTTCCTTCCTCCTCCTCATACTCATCCTCATCAACAAATACCAAAACTAAATCTGTCCTACCATAATTCGGAACATTATGACCCAATCCATCAAATGTTAAAGACTCACCTGGCTTAGCTCCAACCGGTATATCAAACTCAATATCTGACTCCTGCGGTAATAATAACTCGGGATTTGGTATCTTACCATCCTCATAAGATACATCAGGATTTGGAACCATCCTCTTATAAATAATCTTACGATGCGCACCATAATATGACTCATCCAATGACAAAGAAACAGCAACACGCACTGGAGGAATAACAAAACGACGATTCTCAATTGGAATCTCATCTTCTTCTGAATCATCTTCTGAACCATTCAAAAAAACATCTTGATATAACTTATCTGGGTCATAATCCAATTCAGCAATACCTGTCTCATCATATTCTTTTCTTCTTTCAGGGTCAGATAAAACAAAAAAAGCTTCAGATACTTTTGTAAAAAATTCAGTATCGTCAGAATTGGGTGGATTTTCTTTTACAAGCCTTTTGTAAGCCTTTCTTATTTCACTTTGAGTAGCATTTGTCTCTAATGCAAGAGTATTATAATAGGTTGAATCTTTAACCATATTCTTAAAATATTATATAAAAATGTTTTTAAGTTCTTATTTAAAAATAAAATTATTTTAGCTTTTATAATGGAAAATCAATATAGAATAATTTCTTTTGATGTTGGAATAAAAAACTTAGCATTTTGTGTAATAAATTTTAATAAAGAATCAAAACAACTCGAAAATATAAAAAATTGGGGACTAATTAACCTTAAATCCGATTTATGGGTACCCGACCATAACGAAAAAAAATGCATGGCAACCGATAAAAAAAATAATACTTGCGGAAAAGCATCCAATTGCTGGATAATTAAAGATGGAAAAAGAATTGAAATGTGTAGAATGCATTCCAAACCATATGAAAAAGAATATTATCCGATTGTTAAATTGGATACCGATGAATTAAACCAAAATGTATCTAAATTAGGATTTGAATTTTACCCATATGAACTAAAAGATTTAAAATGTAAATGTGGAGAAAAATGTAAAAAATTTTTAACAAGAATTGGAAGTATGGAATTAAATGACGTAAAAATTGCAGGTTTCTGCTTAAAATGTGCTAAAATATTTGAAAAAGAAAAATCTGAAAAATTGGTGAAAATTAGTGATTATTTAAAGGAAGATGATACTAAGTTATATAATAAATTATATGAAGGATTGGGAAAATTAGGTGTTGAAGATATAAATGAAGTTGTTATTGAAAATCAACCCGCACTTAAAAACCCTAAAATGAAATCCATACAAATGTTCATATACTCCTACTTTTTTATCGGCGGTAGGAATGGATTGATAAAAAACTTAGAAGGTGCTAACTTTTTCTCAGCCACTAAAAAGCTAAATCCAACCCAAATTGTTGAAGACCTAATTAAGAAAAATAATCCTGATATGGGGGTTAAGGATTTGACTGAAGAAGGTGGAGAGGTGAGTGAGTATCAGGCGTATAAGAAGAGGAAGAATGATTCGGTGGCTATAGTGGGTGAAATATTAAAGGATATGGAGAATTGGAAGAAATATTTTATATCACATCCGAAGAAGGATGATTTAGCGGATTCATTGTTGCAGGGTATTGCGCAGTGGTGTATGCATAGTTCTTTAAAATTGGATAAATAATTTTTTATATATAATATATATGAAAGATGATTATGATTTACAAATAGAGAAGTTATCATTTAAGATTATTAAGTATTATTATAATTTTTATTTAAAGAAGTTGAATAAGGCGCAAAGATTGGCGTTAGATTATTACAAAGGAATGGGATATATAGGTATACAGAAATATTTATTAGAATATGATTTTGTAAGTAAGGAAGAAGAAAATTCATTTTATGCGGCATCTTATCGTTTATTAAATAATATTAGGGAGATTGATAGTATTTTTAGGATGGTTAAGCCATATAATCAGAATATAAAGGTGTATAGGGGTATGGCAAATTGTAAAAGTATATTTCCGATGGTAATAAATTTTGAGAAGATGGAATTGGGAACAACTTTTAAATTTCCTACTTATTTATCTACGAGTTTAAATATAAATAAATCTGTAAATTTTATGGGAAATCCATCTAAAATAGATAAAAAGAAAAAGGGTGAGATAGTAAAATTGGGTAATGATGAGGTAAAGATGTGTGATAATTTGGCGAGGTTATTTGGTGAGAAGTATTATTTTATGATGGTTATAAATATTCCGAAGGGTAATAAGTTTATATATTTGGAAAATTTTTATAAAAAGGATGATGAAGTTTATATAAATAATTGGGAAAATGAGATATTATTATCAAGAAATAGTAAATTAAAATTAGTTAAAAGATATGATAAAGTTTATAAGAAATTTACAGTAGATTATAAAGTAAAAAATATTGAGAAAAATAGTGTAAAATTTATACCGGCAAGGGTGTATGAATTTGATTATGAGGGATATGATGATGAGGAGTTAGTTGTAGAAAAATTGGAAAAGCTGCATATAAAGAAGTATTTTTTGAAGCCTAAGAATATGAAGAAGTCGGAGAAGTTTAAGGAGGATATTCAGAAGGAATTTGAGGAATTGGAGAAGCAGAAGTTTTTAGATTAATTTTTAATATTTTTAATTTTATTTTTGGTTGTGGGTTGTCCCCAACCAACTGATTTTTTTATATTTTCAAATTCTTCCATATCCTCATCCTTTAATATCAATTCACCATCCAATATTCTTTTTAATCCTCTTTTTGTAATTTTTTTATCTCTTAGCCATTGACTACCAAGTATAATAGCTAATTTCGCATCTTCCTCCGCTTTTTTTCTTGTTTTAGATTCAACATAATCAAATTGGTCAGCCCATTTATCAAATTTTTCTTTGACGACATCGTCGACATTAACTTCGTCGGAGTTGTATAGGTCGCAGAGTTGGTCATATTTTTCAATTGCGAATCTTTCAACAAAATCTTCGAATCCTCTCATTTCCCAGTTATTTTTTACTCGTAATGTTTTGATGACGTTTTCTTTTATTTCGTCAATTACTACGTTATGATTTTCGGGGTGTTCTTCGTTATAGTGTACAAGTTTTATAAATTGTGGGAGGCAGGTTGATGGGTGGGATATAAGTTTTTCGACTTCGCTGGGGGTGATATAGTTAAGATTTTCGTTTCCGTAGGAGTTGATTTGAATATTTTGTTGGTGGACGCTTTGGTCTAAGTGTTGGCTGATTTGGTAGTTGTATGAGTTACCGACTTTTTTGGTAAGTTCGAGGACTTGACTTTCGAGGAGTTTAATACGTTCTTTGTATAAGTCTTCTCTATCTTTGGTAATTTCGGAGGGATGTTTAAGTAGGGGGCATTTTTTGAGGTGTTTATTGAGGTTAAATTTTGTGGAGTAAAGTCGGTTGCAGTATGGGCAGTTGGTGTTGGAGTTGGTGTTAGATATATTTAATTCAGAAGTTTTTGGGTGATTTTTTAGGTAATCTTTTTGTATTTCTTTTTTAATTTCTTCGACTGTTTTGGTGAACATTGGGGGTGATACGACGCTTATGACATGTTTTGGAATACATTTTCTGGAATTATTGATGTGTCTTTCGTAATTATATTTTCTATCAAAAATTTTTCCACATATATTGCATTGTATTTGTTGCATTATAATAATATGTATTATTTTTTTTAAATTATTACTCAAAATTACTCTGCTCTAAATCTTACTCTGGAATGCATTCCATTACCATTTTTACTCATTATTGCCCATTTTTTATTTTTTATTACCATAATACCATATTATGAAAATACTCATGTATTTTATGGTATTATTTTTTATTATTTGTTTATTATTTTTTTTAGGTAATTTAATTGAGGATTTTTATATTTTTTTTATTATTTTTTTTCGAGATAGTGTATTACTCATTTTTGGAATGAGTAGGAATTTTTTGGAATTTTTTGGAATGATTGGAATATGTGAGTAAGTTTTACGGTTTTTACGAGTAACAACATTTAAAAAAAACGTTTAATATAGTGTATTGTTTTTGTTGTATTTTTTGCATTCAATGTCAAAAATGCTAATGAGACATGGTAAGTAAAAAAAATATCGATTTATGTCTATGGTTGAAAATGGTATTCATGGTAATAGTGTTTTTGCGGCTCATATTTTTTTGGAAAAAATCATCCTTTTTTGTGCGATTTTTTTTAACGCACGATGGGTCAGAAAAAATAAAATATTTTTTAAATTTTTTTATAAAAAAATTAGATTATAGCAGTATAAATCTAACCGCAGGAAAATTGATAAAGTTGATTTTTAGGGTATTTTTTGCACAATTCGTCCTAAATTCCTGCGGAAGGTAATGTTTATTATCATGTGATTTTTATGGGTTCACTCTTTTAGGATTTTTTTGTGGTAAGGGGTGGTAATAAAATTTTGTCGTCATTACCATGTAAAAAAGTGGTTAGAAATAATTTTAAGTAAACGTTTTGAGGGGTGGGTTTACAATTTGCATGCCATGGAGGTTCAAGAAAAATTTTGGCCCTGAATAGAGTCGAAAATGAGGTTAGGGGGTGCAAAAAGTCAAAAAGTGAAAAACCCGATATTATACCATAAATATACCAGGACGAGGGGGGTTGGTAAGTTGAGCAGATTCTATTTTTTATAACGGGGGTTTATGGTATTGTCGTGATAACAGCCGAGGTTAACGCATTACCATTAATATGATAAAATGTCAAAAAATGTGAAAAATGAAACTCTTTTATTACCATCGTAATGAAAAAACGAGATAGTAGATTTTTTAAGTAATATTATAAAAATACGATTATTTTATGTGTTTTTAATATTTTTGAGTGCATTACCATAAGATAACATGTAATT